GAAACAAGTAGATCCCTTCAAGCTTCAGCGGTCTCAAGTGAATTAAACAGTTCACTTAGGATCTCGACTTGAAGGTCTATGGGGAGTCTATCTGTAGCAGCGCTTAAATCAAAACTTCAAAATCTACTGAAACCTTTTTCCATCAAAACCTTCACAGGTTTAAGTTGGTTAAAAGTTCCATCACTAGGTATGTTAGATAAAATATCGAACAGACTTTTGTGAAGTGGATGAAGAAGAGATTGAGTTCAAGCGTCTACTATAGCGAAGACTCTTACCTTACCTGCGGCCTCGTGTTTTAGGGCTAACTTACCCAATTTCAGCTGGCTTATTCCATTCGGAATTCAAGATTGAATCTGTTCTTTATAAGAATCAGAAATTCAATGCTCTATCTCCGAATGCAACTTATCCACTAAACTCTGGTGACCTGTCTTCATTGCGAAGATGGTGAACACCTTAAGTAAATCTGGGTCCTGACTGAATGCTAATGCATCCAATGGGTATCCAAATAACTGGTTTTTGTGGTTTGGGCCAGCTGTGGTTAAAGTTAGAATTCTGCTTCCAACAACATAGGGACTTATGTCCGCATTAAAATACTTATTATTAGATTTAATATATAAGGATTTTAACTGTTGAACTATTGGAATTATCTCAGGAGTGGTTTTAAACACCCCCTTGAAAGGACTAGTTATAGTCTCTAATTTCAATTTAGGAAAAGCAGGAATAACTCTAAATACCGACAACACAGTCAGGACTAACTTGATAACCTTAGGGTCTTTAGCCTCTATTAAGAGACGGAGATCACCTGGGATTATCAAAGGAAGTCCACGACGGGTAGCTACTCGAGGTTCCGAAGAACTCTCTGTTTGCTCATCGGCAATGAATTTCTGAGATAATCTCAGAGACTCTTTTAAGTATTGAACAGCAAAGGTTGAACCCGAAAGTTTAACCAGTTGCTCAATTCTTAAACCTAACTTGTTTATGTTAGGGCCGATGTTACTATTATTTAGACCAAACAGTCAGACTGAAATATTAATAAATTTTCAATACATGCTTCAAGTGAAGCGTGTAAATCTATTAGTACTCCATTCAAATTGTCTGTTCATAGTATAAATTAAAATGCTATTGAACAGGTAATTGCAACTACCACAAAAGTAGTGTTGCCTCTTCTGATCCAATACCTGTTCACCTGCAAAGGTGCGGAAATAAAACCTCCGTAGGTTATTGGATTTGGGATAAACCATCTAAAAGATAGGAGCCCCCAGATTTGGGACGAGGAGTCGGTCAAAAGACCGTTTTTTC